AACTTTCAAATGAAAATTTATTAATTGAAAATAATAAAAATTTTTCAAAAGGTCAACCTTTTTGCCAACTTTTTTCAAAGTTTTTTGTCGGTTCAAACATTCAACCATTCTTCTGGAATTTCCTTCTCTGACCACGTAATGCCATGTTTATCACAAAAGTCTCCGTAGGTGGTTTTTGAACCCTTTCTGATCTTTGTTTTTGCTGACTGAAATATAATTCTGATATCTAAGTCTGGATGTTGTTTCTTTATTAACAAATGTTTCTTACGATCTTCCGTAGTCCATCGACCTTTCGTTTCAATCAATATACCATTAGGTAATGTGAAATCAACTGTATAAGTACTCTGCCTCTCAGGTACAATATAATTAATTTTTGTCGTTTCATAAACCTTTTTTGGATCTATTTTCTGCTCAGTGAGTTGATCTGCTATCTTAACTTCAAATCCCGATCTATAACCTGACTTCAACGCATCGCGTCGTGTCTTACTTCGACTTCTCCAGCCCATTTAATAATCCCATCTTAAAATAATGTTGGTATCAATATCTGGCCTTTTCTGAACTGCCTGTGATAATTTTCCAACTGCTAATAACCTTCTATATCTATCATATAATCCTATAGTTGTGATATATGGATCTGCTGTTCCTGATACAAACATTGATTTGATATTGTAACCTGGCATTGACTGTCTTTCAAATGGTAAACATGGATTACCACCCTTTGTAGTAGTTCTAAATGTTGCTGTAGGATTTGTACTTACATTTAATTTACCAGCTGGTATTCTCACCATCACTTCATTTTCGTATATGGTATGACAACCTCGATATCTTAGATCAAAACTTTCATTACTACCTGGGAAGAAAACACCAGAACCAGTGACATGTTTTTCTAATGGAGATGTGACAACTATAGCTCCTTGTTTATAGAAGGTATTGCCCATCACCGATGTTTGATACAATGAACCAGATACGAAATTTCTATTGCTCAATGATGAAATACCTGTCTCATCTACGGCATAATCATACATACGTAATTCAGCCATATGAAAATCAAGCCAACCATCCGATCCCGTACGGTCACCAAATATCAATGTCGAATCAAATCCCATTTGTATACTATCTGTCAAATCACCTGGGGCTTCTAATGTAACCGATTCTGCAACATAAACAGTTGAATCTTTGCTTAACACCATAGAAGCGCTAGGTTCAATAGTTAAGTTACCTTGTATAACGACGACTGTATTTTCTCCTATTGTAAATACAGCTTCATCTTCGATTAATAAATCAGACTGAATATATCTAATGACATTGTCTGGAGTAGTTAGATCAGTACTTATAGGTGATTCAATAATTCTATTACTATAAAATCCTCCCACCGATGAACCTAACATTATATCATATTCATTACCTAATTTACCTTTTGGTAATCTATCAGATGCTACTTGGCTACCATTAAGATACATCTGTACATTAGAATTTTTATTACGTATCAATACATGGTCCCAAGCAGTAGCTTCATCTCCGGTAGTGGTAGTACTCGATCCGGATAAATGCACTGATGTACTACCATTACTAGCATGAAATCGATAACTAACTGTATCATCTGTATTTGGTATCACTCCTATAGCAAATGGTGTACGGTGATTATCAAAGTTCTGGCCAATAGCTGGCGGCTCATGAACAACATCTTCAAAATATGTACCATTAACGGAATCATGTCTTGCAACACGTTTTATTGTATTTTTACTAAGTAATGTATAAGGACCTGGAACGCTAGGAGTTCTTTTTACCCAGAATGATATTGTATAATCATCACAGAAACCGAAACTTTCAAAAGGATTGTCAACTTCACGATGTGAATCTAACGGAGGAATGCCATTAGTATATGTTGATAATCTTATATAAGACCCGGACTGTTTAAAATGCGCAGCCAACCCTGAATGTTGATCATAACCAGTAGTCCTGACACCTCTGACAATATCAATATCTTTATATTCGTATGTATTAGCAGTTTGTTTCTGATAATGGTTTAAATTAGTAGGAGCTGTTTTAAGAAAATATGGGAACGGATGTGTAGGCGTTCCTAATCCCCCTTGCTGAAATCTAAACTGTCTATATTCATTATTAAATGATAGATGTAATACACTCTTACTAGATGACGCAAAACTAGCACTATCAATTTGATGGTCACGTAAATTACCATAACCATCATCAGTAGCCGTATAATTAATATCACCAGGGCCATCGATATTTAATCTAACACTATTCTTTCTTATTCGTTCGCCCATATCAAAATATGGTATTGACATTATAGAAGCAGAATACCAAAGAAATTTATGTGTATTTTTAATATCGTATAATTCCTGTGTCATGGTAGGATCAAAAGGACGGTCATAATATCTATGATCTATACCATGCCATACAACATGTTTATTCGTACCTGTTTCAGTATTTTCTGGATAACCATATGTAGAATCGCCAACATTAATTTCTGGATATTGCCGACCTAAGTATATAGCGTCATATCTAGTAGCCCCGCTACCTGTGTTAAATGACGTATCTGTTATACGATAATGTTTAAACGTTTTTACCGGTCGTTGATGTACATCCCGACTCTTTACTGGATGGAATATGTAAGGACGTGTTGCCATTCAACATTGATTTTTAGGTTAGAAATTTAACTTCACCTTGATCAATGCTTCCCTAGTAAAGTTCTTTAATATCGGCTGACTCAGTTTTGCAACTGCTAATAATTCTCTATTATTATTATACATCCCTACAGTAGTGATATATACTTGAGGATTATCTGCAAAACTAGCATATGCTAATTCTCCAGATCCAGATGTAAATGATTTATTATTAGAATAATTGTAAGTAGCATTACGTACTCTGCAGAAATAGTATGATGCTTTAACTCGTTCCATGGAACGGGCCTGTATACCACCATTAAAATTCACCGGTGTTAAATTATTTGATCCAGATAAAGATCTGAACAATTTCATTGCATTATCACCCTGAACCTGAGATCCTGTCACTGATCCAAAATTGACACCTCCTGCTGATAAATCTAAATCTAATTTTTCAGCGTTAAGTACAGCGACACCTAGATGTGGATATAACAATCCATAATGCACTGGGTCAGTCGGATTATGTATAACCTGACCTTGAGTTGCATTATCTAATGTCCCTGATACTAAATTATAAATTGGACCAAATTGACCTACAGTAGGATTGTTAGCAGATGAATCATCGACTATCTGTATATATTCACTATCGCCGGATAATTTCACATTAGATCCGGTATGTGCATTGTTTGCAAACGCACTTCCTAAAGATGCAGATAGTCTAGCTAATGTCAATTCAAAGTTACCAGCATCAATTCGCTCTCTAAATCTAGCTCTATTGAAATTTAATACATAAATGGAATCACTGTTTGTGCCATCAAATGTAAATTTACGATCTCCCGGGTCTAATAACAATTGAGCATATTGTGAATAAATACCTCTTGTCGGTGTGTCATTGTTAAGATTGCCTGTCAAATCTCTGGAACCTGAGCCTCCGAAATGACCATATGCTATGGAAAGTTCTGATACCGCATCATTTGTTAAAGCAGGATCTCCATTGGAATGAATCTCCTGATAATATGTTTTCTGAGTTGCTGTTAACAATGAACTTGTGAACATGTTGACTAAACTACCTGTATTACCTGAAAACAAACCTCTGGTAACTTCTTCCTGTACATCTGACAGAACGTCATTGTTAAAATCAAATGGAGTGAACACATTGCTGGCAAATGTGCCACCTATCTGTCCGATATTGTTACCCTGAGCGCCTGGAGTTAGACCTGGATTAAAGACTTGTCCTCCTGGATTTTGTTGCATATTGAGTCCACCATAATTACCTCCTTGACCGGCTCCAGCTCCCTGACCAGCTAAAAATGGATTGTTAGGATCTGGTACCATTGGCCCTGGTCCAATTGGACCTCCAGGTGAAAAAACTGAGCCATAAAAATCCATCGGAAGTCTATGTCCGAATTGTTCAATTGCTAGTGATAACGCTGTTTGCATAATTGTCTTCTTTAATTTATTGTACTGGTCTGATTGTGATAGGTAATGTTACTGACCCTCCTGTTTCATTTCCGAAGAATGTGATTGATGTCTGTAAGTTAGGAGCTGCCGTATTACCAGCTTGTGGATGTATCAATGTGAAACTGAATTGATTGCCCGTTAACTGCGCTGTCGTACCAGCATCGCCAATAAATGTAGCAACTGTTGCTCCAGCTGTACCAGCTTGACCTGTACCAGTACCTGCAACTAAATTAGAATCATTGATAACTGCTGTATAACCAAATACTCCTGCATTAGCCGATGGTAAGTTGACAGTCTGTGGAGTTATCTGGAATGTTGTACCAGAAGCCCCATTGATTGCTGGAACTGGAACTGCAATAACTGGTAAACGTTGAGAGCCTCGAGGCAATGTGATGAGTTTGTACTTCATCATCTGCGTTTCATCTGTCAATGCTTCCGTTATTGGAAGATTTTCAATCGCAGCACCATAAAATGCTGTACCGAGAGGATGATCTGGATTATAAAGATCATAATCTATTTCATCATCTGCTAATGCGAACTGCGTGATCTGAAACTGATTAGTTCCACGTGCTAATATTTCTCTACCTTTCTTAGTGAGAATAGCATCAACAGTTATTGTAGAATTATTTAGATATCCCATATTCTATTTTGTTTACTATAAATATACTTTAACTAGGAAATTAACCTCCTAATCCGGTATTTTGTCCTCCTTGAGCCAATAAACTTGGATCTGCAGCAATTGGTGTGGGAGGATAAGCAGGAGTAGGTCTAGTCCCTCCACCTGATGATACCACTAATGTACCTCCTCCTACTACCGGTGTCGGTGCTGTTGGATTATAAATCATTTGATTTGGATTCACAATGAATATTTCAACCGGCGTGCCTACTGAATTTAATCCTGTGAAATCCATATTTCCTACAACAGCGAATCCGCCTAATGACACACCATTAACTGATGTGCCACTATTCTTCATTCCTTCGAAATATCGTAGCTCGTCTAGAGCAAGAAAATCGTCCATGTAACAAGCTGTTTCTAATGAACTGCTGTAATATAAACCTAATGACTGGCTTGAAAATCTATCAAAATCACGTTTGTATTTATTTGCAAATGTCTCTTGCTGATTACCAAAGTGATAAATTTTCTTACTGTAAATTGTACTAGGTCTACATTGATCTGCTATTTGCTGTAATGGATTATGACATACCTTACATATTGATTGAACAACATCAAGTTTATCAATAGCAGGTATCAAAGAATACGACCCAGTTGTGAAAAATTTCAGATCAATTGTTAGATCTGTAAACGGATTCACCCGTACATCATTAAATTCTATTATATCTGATCTGAGAGCTGAAGCAGAATAATTAGTTGTAAATGATTTCTCTTGTATACTCGTACCAACAAAACTTCCAGAACGATCAACACGATGTCTAGTACCATCAAAATAATCCGGATGTTGTGCAGATAAATTTGTTTTATAATTAGGGTGATCAGAATTTGTATCTTTATCAAAAACTGTCATTATTGCAGAATCAATTTTGACAGCTTTAATTCCTGATCCTGCTTCATTTTGATGAGAAATGTTAATACGAAAATCACGTATAGTTTCAAACATATTATATGTACGAAGTTGTAATCTTAAACTGTCACTACCTGTTCCAGCATTAAGTGGCTCAGACTTTGTGCGACCGCCTCCTGAAACATCCATGTGACCTAAGTTAGTCCATGGCTGAGAAATATGATCATTTTTAACTGTATATTTAGTATGAATAGACGCTGTGGCAGATAATTTTTCATCTACTGGATAAACTGCAATTGTACAATAATCACTAGTACCTGATGTGAACATTGATATTTGCCCGAATCTATTACCAATATCAGCATAACCATTATCATTGAGATGATAAATTGTATTTCCTTCAAATGTGATAGGTCTATCTATTACTCCCTCTCGTTGAGGACCGACATCAGCTTCAGCTTCTGCTGATGATGTGACAGTGAAATCAGCAAAAACGCCTATATTTTCTACTTCAGGTAATGATGTCAATCTCGATTTACTTCGCTCCAAAGCATGAGGCTCAACTAACAAACCCATTACTTCATCAACACGTTCAGGTATAGTTTGAGCAATTTGTGTGAATATACCAAAATCAAACTGACTAAAGACTCTTATGAAAGCATTTAGGTCATTTCGTTGATCAAATTTCTTCCAATAGTGTTTAGAAAAATGAAATAGATCTGAGTATTCTTCAGTGAATTCATGATCTGGATCACCAATGAAATCATCTAATGATATATCTCCGACATGATTGAATATATCTTTATTGATCTGATCTGCTAATGAATAGAACAGACCTAACCGATTTGAATCCAATGGTGCTCTGTCAAATCTAGAAACTTCAGCTGAGCGTTCTGGTGATAATGTATTGATAAGTTCATTATCTTCCAATCTGATTTTCTGAGATCTTGGTACTGATCCTCCCATGGATACACCCTGTACATAATAGGTTTCTTCTACAACTTCATAGTTACCTCTCTGTACATTATCCGGAACATTGAATCCAGATGCCGATGCATATGTATTTCTACCATCAGTGAATAATGGTGAAAAATCTTTATTACGCTGATCAGGATGTGATGATGTGACAAATAATCCAGCACCTTGAGAACGATCAACCGCTTTCAGATCTGTTCCTAATGGATAATGTTTCACTAATGTGTCAAATGATCCAGTAGCAGATAAACCTGACACATAGGATGATGGGTTCAGAGTATGAATATCAAAAGATTTCTGATCAAATGCTTCGATATATTCTCTATATTCCTGCATCGATCCGGTATACGTACGTAATGTACCCATTAATGATGTGAGAGCTGAATTCACATTATATTGATCTGAACTACCTGTATTACCTCCTAGATATGAAAAAGATGAACTACCCGCAGTTTCTAATTCTGGAGATAAAGACCATCCATCATAATGTTCTGCATATGTCGGAGTTATTGATACAGAACCAGAATGTATAATTTTACCTACTATGTAATCTGACGCTTTCTGTATCTGTAAATTATATGTTGTATCAGTATTTGAACCTGTGTTGAAATGATTACCGGTAGTAGTATAATATTCTGTTATGTTCCATATATCACCATCATAAAGTGGTAAGTAATCTGTGGAACCTACCAACGCAGTTGATGCACCAGAACCTTTACCTATCACATAATTAAGTCTTCCATATTTTGAACTACCAGAATATGATCCGGTATGTTCAATCGCAATATGCGCAGTTGGAAATTCATTACCACTATCATCATGTTCAACTCTGGAGTATAGAAGTGAACTTCCGGATGGTTTAATTCTGAATTCTCTTTTGATAATCGGTATTTCACCTTTATCTAAACCTACACCAAATAAACCAAAACTGGAACTAACATATTCATTGTTTATTTTCAGATGTGAACCTTCATTGAACTTTAATGCATATGCAAATCGATCTTCAATAAGTACAGGTTCATCTTCTCCTACTTTTGGTCCACCATATTCACGAATGCTTAACAATGATTGCGGAATACCATAAATGTTCATTATAGCATGTATTGCACGCTTTGTACCCTTGGTCTTTAGAATGTATGGTAAATTGTTATACATTCTTTGCCATATTTCAGCAGTTATGTCAGAATTAGATTTAGAAAACAATGATCCGGTCTGTGCAAATGCACCACTACCAGAATCAACTCCTAATGTGTATTGTATTAAAGATGATGCCTGATTACCTTCTTGAAGATACCATCCTAATGATTCTGCTAGTTCTGTATAAATTCTTGCATCTTGACCTAATTTCGGATGTTCTTCTGTGTGATATATTTTACTAAGATTGTTAACATATGTGTATAATATATCAAAATGATGACCGACCATATCAGTAAACAATATATACTGATCATTATTTTCATCTTCTCTTATGAATTCCGGAATGGTATTACGTAATGCATTATTATTTTCAATATCATATAGTGATGCTGTGGCAACAGTGCCATCAAACCAATTAGTTACTATGGTGGATGTGCTAGCATGTCGTATGAATTGACTACCAGATAAAAATTTAGGCCATGGCTGAATTCTGTAATTTTCAGCTCCTATTAAACCTCCCTCAGCAAAGAATGGATCTCGATTTTCGTAAATATCAGCTTGATTTGTAAACAAACTCGATGTAGGATCATTGTATAACCAATGCTCGTAAGCATCAAAACTGCCGATAACACGATTTTTTAAAGCTTCATTTACAGTGATGTTATTGGACATATAAGCAGCATCCGTATTGGCTGCATTCAGTTGATCAATGACAGTATCATAATATTCAATTAACTCCATTTTATGTTTGAAGTTACGAATTCGTTGTTCAGCTGATGAATAAAATACAAAATTTTGAAATCCAGAATAATCTATAGGAATTTTTTTTGATCTTCCTAATGATCCTGAAAATAAAGAATCTACTACTTGTTGAGCTATTGCAGGAGTCGCAGTTAAAATTTGATTATAATTTTGAAAATCTGATTCGGTGGATAGTGCATATGTATATGTTTCAAAATTAGGACCAGCTAACTCATTCAATATTTCTGCTTGAGGCCTAGGCGCTACTTTAATGTTATCACTGTAAGAATCTGTTAATTGATCTACTATGAAAGCAAATGCGTCATTTTCATTGAATTTTTCTGGTAATGCCTGATATAATCGTACTACTAAATCATCACCTTCTAACCATGGTTTAACATTAATGATTCGATACAGTTCATTATCACCTAAATTAATAAATGTATGGGCATCTGATAATGGAATATTATTATATTGTAGTATAATTGGGTTGCCAAATGCATCGACCTGAACATACTCTTGATTTGTAACTGGATCTATTGCAGTCTGATATACATTTTGCTGATAAGCCGGAGTACCATAACTATTCAGATAATTTTCAAGATCTTGAGGATATAAAAATGATCCTGGACGTATCTTTAAATGAAGCTCTTTTCTATCGGGTGATATTTCTTTGATGACAAACGGTCTGCTACTATAATCACCTAATATGTTTCTGTAAACGTTTACTATTGTTTCAAATGTTCCTCTGGTGATACCGAAGTTCTTCATTACTTCAGTGTAATTTACCATTAGTTCATTGTTATCGATTACATAGTCTTGTATTGGTCCACCAATTATGTATTCTGTAGCAGATGGCACAAGTTGATTAGCAGTTGGGCCATATACATGCGTCTCAACTACAATGTCAGTGTTCTGTAAATACGGTAATCCATATCCCACCGGGCCGGGCGTTAATGATGTGGCACTAGGCGCTAATATGGAAACATGCTCCGGTCTCCATGTAGATGTTAATAATGGTCCATCAGTATTAACAATATCTCTAAAATTTGTAAATCTGTTTATTGACATATCATCTACGTGTATATATAATTATCAAAAGTCAAGGTATTTGGATTACGTACATTCTGTAGTAATACTTGACGACTACTGTTAGGCCATTTAATGAAATACGATTTTGGTTGATCGTTTTCAAACACTTTACGTCTGACATATTGTATAGAATTGTATTGTGCTTTTAATTCAGTACTTACAAGATCATCTGTTGCTTGTATCACAAAAAATGGTAAATATACAACACCTACCCCGGTACCTGTACTTTGTAGATTATTAACAAAATTGTTCAGAGCTATAACTGTGTCTAACATTAATTGAGCCTGAGATGGATCAAAAGCAGTTCTTACTAGATTATCAATCTGTTGCAATGTCTGTTCCAGATTGTTCATCAATGTTCTTATATAATCTAGATAATTATCTAACAATGATGCTGCTGCCCTAATGTTAGCATATTGAACTTTAATCTTATTGAAGATGATAGTTCTCATGTAATCATTCTGCTTCAATGCCTCTCGTATTGTTCTATCATTACAATTGAATGTGTTATCAGTCAGATAATTTGATGGCTGAATAAGACCCGTATTATCTAAATAATTTTGAATACTTACAGGTACATTAAATGTTACCTGTGATGAATTCGATCCTATAAATATAGTTGAAAGATTTGCCCCAGATGTTGATGTTGATATGTTAGGTGATGGTTGCGTTGTAGTACCGGAAGGTGTAATCGGTATTGTCTGCCCGGTGATTGGATTTGTCAATGTACCTGGGGTAGGGCCACCACCCGAAGGAATAATACCTGATAATGGATTAGGAATAACAGGGGGTGCAGGAGTTCCTGATGATGGAGGCACAACCGGATTACCAGCTCCTACGCCAGGAGCGGCGCCAGGAGTAGCAATAGTAGCACTGTTTGGTATAGTTGGTATCTGTGTTGGATCTATGATCTGCAGTGGCGCTTGACCAATGGTAAGATTAGGTATACTATGTATGCTTAAATCATTTAGATCTGCGATGAACTGTAATATTCCATTATTTATACTTGTAGCTAAAAGATTTGCCTGTTCATTAGCAACAATTTGACTAACTCCTCTTTGATCAAATATCAATCCCCATTGATAGTTACTCAATAGATTATCTTTCTGATTACTTGATAATTTGTCTCTTACATTGCTATTATTACCATATGCTCTAAAGAAATTACCATATTCAGCAATATCCACAATATCGCCATTATTCTTCTTACGTTTCACCTTAAATGGATCATTTGCTAGAAATACATTGTATAGTGGACTTCCTGGACCTAATTTCTGATCTACATAATTAACTAGACTCTGTGGAGTAGAATCATATGCTATAACGAGAGATTCTAATTTAGTTATAATAGATGGTAAGTATTCTAAAATTTGATCTACAATACCAGAAATTTGATTTTGTTGTAGAGCTTGTTGTGTTAATGCTAAGAATCTATTTTCAGGATAATATTTGATGGAACCTCGAGGTTCATATGGTTGCAGCTCAGTGACATCAAACATTGCATCACCATTGGATTCAAAATCAATATAATTATCATACTCTGCCAAATCTAATCCAGCAACTCCATCATCTCCAGGATCTGAACCAGCATCGGATGTTAATATATGCGGAAATTCATTCCAGATAGGTTCAATTTCCTGAACAGTGTCACTGAAACTAGCATTTGTAGTTCCTTCTGGTAACAATGATTGAATATTATCAATGCCTTCTTGTATCACTAATGTATTAATCAGACCAGATTCTCCATAACGACCATCTGCTCCTACTATACCTTCTACTGGATTAGGTGCAACAGCTCCATAGTTTGAAATATCAAAGTTTTTGTTATAAGCATATTTTTTTATCACAAACACATCAGTTACCTGTTTCCAATGACCATGTATCATCATTCGTAAATTTAAAACAAGATCATCGATCTGAGCTGCCGTATTATTGCTTATCGCACCATCATCCCAACCACCAAACAGAGTAGGCCAATCAAGTATCATCATTTTACCCTCAAACCGATCTCGCATCCGTTCTCGATATGTCTGTTGCTGAAATACTCTTTCAAAATATCTTTGCTGAGGTGTTATTGCTGTTATGGTTGCATATGTAGCTCCTGCAGGTAATGGTCTAATATAATCTCCCGGGTCTCGCACAAATGGATTCAATGGTCTGTAACCACTGCGATATCTGATGTCATAATTCCATTCCGCAGATCTATCTAAAGTCATTTTTTGTATGAATTCATCATATGATGATAAAGTGGTATCATCTCCGATTTGGCCATCTATAGAAAGATCATATGTTTCAAAGTCTTGATTAGTTGCTAAACTAATAGCGTCATATGTCAAGCCACGCTCTACCAACATCACTTCCAATGTCTTGTAATTTGGTATCGGTAATGCCTCACCATATCTAATATAGTAAACACAGAAAACATTTGATACCTGATTATCACCTGGACTTAAATTTTGTGGTCCTCGTGAAATGTATTGATCATGGACATCTACAAGATTTAAACTTACAATTGTAGTTAAATCTCCACCAGCTACTATAAATAGATCATTCGGAGATGGTACAACAGGTAAATCATCTTGTACAAAATAACCAAAGAATGGATCTAACACATCATCTAAAATGTCCTGTGTAACCGTAGGCACAATTTGCTGTAAACCATATAATACAAACTGATCTTGAAACTGATCAATTTCTGCTATATTGTTATTATTTCTGTCTGCTAATTGCAGATCATATGGTACAGCTTGATTAGCTGAACCTGGATAATCTCCATGATACTGTCCCGGCGCCGGCGGGGCTTGTATTAGATCAGGCATATAATATGCTGTACCATTAAGTATATGTTCGTGATATGCACCGACCGGTGATACATTCAACGCCGCCTGAGGTGTAAAGTATAATGGATAATAACCATTAACCACAAACGGTTCAGCAGGTATTGTCTGAGGACTTGGATTGAATATAAACGTATTTGGCATATACTATCAATTTATAACTTTGAAATAAAAATCATCAAATGTTTGAATATCATCACCTGCATCTCTTTCTATTTTTAATTTAATTTTATAATATCTGTCCGGGAAAAATGAATCCATACGTAACTTAAAGAAACTACCGTTAGCATCGCAATCAATCTGAGTTGCACTTGTATCAAATGGCACTATCACATCGTTAGTAACTGAATCACATATACTATAAAAACTTGATGTTGGTAAACGATTAGTAGTTATAAAGAAAGATGCCGTTGAATATGTTTTAGTAGGAAATTCGGGTCTAACGCCTATTCTAAATTTTGCTATATCAGTAGGTCGATATTCTGGTTTGATATTTTTGATATATGGTACATATGTTTCAGATGTTATCTCTTGAGACGATGTATTTGCAAATGAAGTATCATTGAATGCAACTTCTAATCTTGGCACATAAATTGTATTAGTCTCTCTACTAAAGAACTTGATATCACCTAATATTTCACCGGATAATTCGTCGGTTAAAGAACGTTTAACAATGAATCCATTGTTGGTAATATCTTCATCTATCCAATGCTTGACTATATCAGTAACGTTCATTCTGACGTCAGGTATCTGATTATTAAATGATTGCGAAGCTTCATATGTGGAACCTGTTATCCATGTTCCGCCGCCTATGTTTGTAGCAGATGTTTGTCCCGAAGAATGACCCGATCCTGTATTCCAATATAAAGCTGTATCTGAACCATTTCTATAGTACCAGGATGCGCCGTTTCTAATTTCAGGCTGATCAGAAAAAGTACCATTACCATTTGTCCACGATTCAGAAACTGGATATGCTTCTAATGTATATTGATGTTTTAATTCTTTTGATTCAATTGCTGTCAAAGACAAAAATACAGATGCAGACGCTGCTGATGATGGATTTCCTAATGCAGGTATTCTATTAGCAGCAATCTCAGATCTCAATGTATCAATCTGACTACCGAAATCCACAATGAATCGAGTATTAAATGTATCACCGAAGTCGCCCGAAGCAGATGAAATTTTTGATAATTCCAATATCTGATCAACGCCAGTGTTACGTTCCGGGAATCTTTCATATAATGTTACATCGCGTTCAGCATAAAATATTCTATACATCTTAACTTCCTATTGTTCTGCCTTTAATATCTCTGTTAGGATATTTGATTTCAAAAATACATGGATCTAAACTTGGATAAATGATGCCATTTCTTGTAGCAGATGTAATATCATAAACGTTACCTGAATATCCTTGTGCTGTAGAATATCTGTTACTTATTGATAAATCATTTACAGTTTGAACACCTTCTACACGATCTAAATCTGCTTTCAATGCATTGATATCTATAGAACCATTTATTTGCATACGTTCATTTGACATCAAAAACTTTAAACGTTCGATACATCGCAAAATTGTTTCAGTGTTATTATATGTCGGCCTGCATGTAATTTCAAAATCAACTGCTATGTTAATTATGAAAGCATCTTTAATATTTAAAGCATCTGTTAACATTCTATATTCTGAAAGATATGTACGTAAGTTTTCTTTCAATGCTTGATTAGCTGGTACAAGATTTTGATTTTCATCATATGATAACACATAAACATTTAATGCCAATGGATTCTGTATTGTGTATGAAGGATATGACATATCAGATGTGTTAATCTGATCATCACCTATTACAAAAGCCTTTTCTATAGAACCGTATTTCTGTGGCATAGAATATATACGAGAGATATAATCTTCTCTTGTAATTGCTCTATTCTGTGCAGCGAATGATGCCATGGCATTTTGTCTAATATGTTCAATATCAGAAAAATCATTACCTCCGGTAGCCGGCTCTTCATTTATCACTGCCAATGTATCTGATATCAAATCAAAATTAATGTCATCATAGCTTTCATTTAAAACATTAAATGACTGAAATCTGTTTATAGTATTCACTCCAGCGTTATCATCTAATCCTCCACCTATAGAGTATGTAACGGTTAATGTTGTATTATTTGGAGCCAAACCATATGTACTTGTATATAAAAAATTAGACGGATCTAAGTTATTCAATGTTTCTCTTCTTAGATATTCTAATCCAATACCTACATTTTTTGGATTCGGTACAATTTCTTCATCTGCATCAGAACTGACACCAGACCCGAATTGAACTTCAATACGACCATCTTCTCTACGTTTTGTAATAAATCTTCTTGGGGTTTTCCTTAACTTCAAAATATATGGAACAGAAGATCTAAATTGGCTTAGTGTAGGATCATTGAACGGAATATTTAAAACATCATCAAAAACGGTATCCTGTGCCAAATAGTCAACTTCACGCCAGGTATTACCAGCTGAGTCAGTTATTGATATAATGTCCAAAACATTTTCATTAGGTATTACAATTTTATCATACGGTTTTGGATTATTAAAAACATAATCTAATGTTTCAACTTCACCAGAAACAACTTGTACATATTTTTTTAACAGATAATTAGCTGGATCGCCGTTACTATCTAAGTCATAAACAGTTATTTCAGGGTTATTTTGAAAATCTACTGTTTCAATTGTCCTAAATACAGTACCATTATCTGTTAAAACTTCAGCACCACTATCAAGTACTAATGCTTGCCTCATATCAGGTTCAGTAGCTGCGCCAGTTCCTATACTATTTACTAGATGATATATTGAAACTGTACATGTAGCAGCTGTTCTATTTCTTGGTTTATATCCAAATAAATGTGACAATTCCATTATATTTCTACGTTCACGAGCAGATGATATAATAGATTCTCTAAACGATGTATCAGTATAGAATGATAAAACATCTCCTACATATGATGCCATTTCCATAAATAACATTCCTGGTGAAGTTTCATTGAAATCTCCATATGTATTTGGAAAATATGTTTTTGTAAAGTTGATAAGATTTTGTCTGAATTGTGCAAAATCTTTATTCAAATATGTTACATCTTTTTTAACTAAACTCATTTTGGTTCCTAATATATGTTATTACCTGGATTAACTGGATCAACTCCTACCAACGGTGTTCCTCCTGTGAGACTAGCTCCGGTAAATGTACTTGCTTCTACTAAATTACTCTGTATAGGTACAGCATTAGTATTTTCAATAATTTGTAAATTTTCATTACCTGCTAAAAGATTAATGACTATGTTAGCTCCTTGAGGATTTACAGTGAATCTCATTTGTATTAGATATGATCCTTTATCATTGTTTTCAAACAATCTTAAACTGTTCAATTTGATATAAGGTAACCAGAATGCAATTTTTTCTTTGATATTGGTCTGTAGGTACTCTTCTAAATCATCTGACATATTATCAAACAATACATTGTAAATATCAGTTCCTAAATCTGGCTGCATGAGTCTTTCATTCGTACGTGTCAATAATAAACTTTTCAGATTTGTTATAGCTTGCTCAATATTATCATATGATGATTCAAAAACACCAGCACCTTCAGCCGACCCAGAAGCATAATTTTGAGTAGCTGTTCTACCACCTACAACCCCTTTGTTTAGTGGCAATTTCACACCTAATGCTGTATTAGATGTAACTGGTACTGGTTGATATGTGTATATAGTTCGTGCCAATTATACAATACCTTTTTTCTTGTCAATGGCAGTCATTAGAGCAGAATAATCTTTGTTCATGATATTTAGAACATTGGCAACAGCTTCATTAGAAGTGTCTACTGGACGTCCATCAATGTCAGTCATTGGAGTGACATTAGGCTCTGAACTCATCATGCTCAGTCCGGATTCCACTAATGGTCCTGTGTTCATATCAGAGAAGTTTGTTGAACTAGCTGTGTCATTTAACAGATCATTCAGAATGGAGTTCTTGGAAAATGTTTTTCTTTTGCTTGGCTTGCTTCGTTTTGGTCTACTTGTTGTCGGACGTTTCTGTTCTGACAACACATCTTGCAGTATAGGAAGCAGTTCTTCAGTCAAAACTTCACGCATTTCTTGACGTATGATCTGCCGCAAAGCTTGTGTAAATTTACCCATAGTACTATTTTACTATAAATATGGATGGCATTGGAATTTATTATGTTTTACATATCATCTCGTATGAACGATGGCAAAGGTATCTCTTCACATTCACGTTGATATGTTGCTCCGGTACTTTCATCTGTTGTAGTATATGACCTATTTTGTACAGCTTTTCTTGAGAGTTTCCATCTATCTCCCCTGATTGTAGATTCTGAGCTTTTGCTGAAGTCAGCAGTTCTGTTACCATGTTTTCTCCGTGGTACTACGATTATATGAAAGTGGTCACCGGTACCTTGCTTTGACAAATGATAATATTCGTTGATGAATCGAAAATATGGTTTAGGCCTGTCACTAGTATGATCCGGCCGAAGATTACTGGTCGATCCTTCTATGCCTCTGAGAATGTCTTCGACTTTGAGTACCGTTGAATTATGACCTCTGCTATCTCCTTTTGCAATTACAAAGTCCATTGCAGTCCCTGTTGTGTGATGACTTTCATAAGTTACATTACCTGAGGAGGTTGGTATATCCGGATTATGAAATTTGTCATTACCGCCACTGCAGCATAAACTGAGGTCTGGTATTTCATCTCTCAATAAACCAAAGAGCCAGATACAGAAGTTTGCTAGCTCTGGAGCAATGTCTGTTGTATGATATGTAGCAGTACCAGGATTGTTGGCTATTTCTCCTCCGTCACGGTCACGGCCTATTAATTTTTCTCCATAACCTAATGCTCTCAGCGCTGCACGCAAACGATTTGCCACCGGCGTCTTTGGATGATCTATCGGCGTCCATTGATCTGTACTGTATCTTCCATTCTTTTCAGCTCCAGGCATTTCAGCAATTGCCCAGGTTGGTATGGGCGGAAATCCTACGAATCCTGAAGCAGGTTGAGCAGATCCTTTTTTGAAATATTCATGCACTACTTCTGCAATGGCCTTTGCGCAGTCTGCATTGGTTTTACCAGCTCCAAGAGTATTTGAGACATACGCACTAGAAAGTTTTCTTTTCAGATCTGGATCATTGGGCGCTGAAGCTTTATATAATGGAAGCATTGCCACACCAGCAGCCTTTCCTAAATTGGTTATGAACTCAGTTAATTTACTGTTCCAATTAGCTAAAAAAACTAAATTGTACTGAGCTTCTATCAATGCAGCAGCTGCTTCTTCATATATCACCGTGTTCATAGGCGGTAAAGCTTCTTTCAGATATGTAACTATAACTTCTGCTGTGGCTTTCCATCTGTTTTTATAAGAATTGCTCATCCGGCCTTCGCCGGCAGTATTTGCATTTTTATAAGCCGAGCTATCATATAGTTCGGTTAAAGCTTCTGCTAATTTTGATTCTGATAATGGCATATAACTATTATTGTTTCATGTTTCGTAAACTGCCTAACAGTTCTTGTACTGCCTGGGCATTTGTGGATGGACCAGAAGGGCCTACTCCTGTTGCAAAGGTGGCTTGTGCCGATGTCAATGCTGCCAATTCTGACAACATGCCTTCTAGGATGTCAAACATCTTGTTCATATCCATGGCCCATCCTGGTGTGGCAATACCGACTGTCTTTTTACCTGACAACAGTATTTCATCTTGCTTAGAATTGAACACAAGCCTGTCAGATGTGATCACAATCTGTGGATTGGCATACTCAGTCATGGCTGTGAAACCTTTAACACGTTTTGGCTGAGACAAGGTCATGTTTTGAATTCGTTGTCTGCTTGACAACATGATGCTACTATCATCTACATCTGGATTTTCAATAGCAAAAAATGAAGCATCATTGTCATTGATACCACATGTTATTGCAATGAAGGGATCGTTTGATTGCTCGCCTTTCCAATAAGGATATCTTTCATATTCACCTGGTGAATTAACATTGATAGTATGTGTTGAAGATAATCTTATTGCATTACCAAATCTACTTTGTTGTAATAGATCTCCCTGAAAATGTTGTAAAGGTTTGACATCTTTACTATTAAACGAAGTCATATTTTCAGGTAACAACATACGTTTAATAGTATCTATGTATTCATCGGTTTGGCCATCTATATCTTGTTTGTTTTGAAGATCTATATCATCTACAGCATCATTGGTTAGTTGATAATTTCTTCTTAGTAAACCTTGATCCAACTTCACAGCGTTTTTTGCAGCCGAATCTACTATTTGAGGAATACGAGCTCTGGGTATTGGCGACACATTATGATTGATATTATTTAATGTGTCTATTGTAGAAATATAATAATGTTGTTGCCCCGCTTCTTCTGCAGTTGCTGAAGGAGGTCCTTGTAGCAACAACACAACTTCTCCTGGTAATGGTACTTTGAATGAATTAACATTGATAGGGTAGGCTGTAACATATCCTGTATTTGTGGCTACATATATGATACCATACTGAGCTGTATTCACATATGAATTCTGCTCGTAAAATTCAACTACAGTTCCTGTAACTAAACTTAACGGGCCGTTATTGGCTCTATTCGTACTTATCATGGATATCCTTAAATTCTACTTTATCATCTGTTTTTAGTTTTTCAATTTCTTCTTCTGCAGTTTTAAGAAGTTGATCACGTTCTTCATCTGTAAGAAGTAGACTACCTTCATCATCGCGTTTGTTACCTGCTACTAATCGCTGCACTACAGCTGCCAGTTTAACTAATGCATCATCATTTTTAACTGACACTTCCAGATAATCTTTGATCATTGGTACAATGACAGTGGCATCACCGACATTGTTGATCATAGGCTGCAGTTCTTTGATAAGACCTTCTATCTGTCTGGACTTGCGTTTAGAATTATGATAAATGTCTTTCATCAAGTCAGAAAAGGTGGTCCCCTTAAACAGTTCAAATTCCGTACTCATAGATCCTTTTCTATAAATATGAAACCATTATATTTCTGTTAACTGCCCCGTCCGTAGGTATTCTTTGTACATCTCTTCGAATTGAGCTTTCATGATGTTCACAACTTTAGTAATGAATTGTGTTTTCATGCCAGTACGTTCTCTGATCAAAATATACAATGCTTTCTTATTGAAACTTTCCAGATTTGCCCGAAGTCTAAATAGTTCTAACACTGTGTCAGCAATTTGTATATCACGTTCATTCGTGAAATGTTTATTCAAATTTTTATCATACCAAGCAACCCAAAGATCGATGAAATCTTTAAGATTTTCCTGATGATCTGATAGATTCATTTCAGTGTCAAGATCACGTTCCATGTCAATGGCATCTGTGGTCGCCCGGGCTTTGAGTTTCTTATAATTGGAATTGTTCTGTATGATCAGATAGTTTCGAGCAATGATAGTGAAATAAGAAAATGCCTTACCTTTGCCTTCTTGAAACTTGCTGATTTTTTCTGTCATGAAAGCCACGACCTCTTTCTGTACATCTTCATAAGGAACATCAAAATATGTGAACTTGAAAGTGTGATACACATTCTCCACTAACTTATGAAATGGATAATTGATGTATTCTTTGAAGATTTTGTCTCGCTTATATTTGTTTTCTTCTCCATTATAAGCATGTATGGCTTGTTCAGTTACGAAAGTGAAATATTGTCGTTTGTATTTCTTGTTTTTAGAAAGTTCCAATTCTTTCTGACTGCCTTCAGTCCTATACCATTCATAAAATTGATCTACACTGCTCATTAAAACTTCCTGTTAAGTTCTTCTATTATCAGTTTGATGTCTTTGAATATGAAACCAATTTCATCATCTGATTCAAACGATCCTATTCGATCAATCTGGCGCATTCTAGAATAAGATTCATTTGATATCTTTTTTAAATCATTATAAAAGGTATAGTAATTAGTATTGGAACTTTCCAAATCTTCAATATACTCTTCCAGTTTTTCTTGTTTACGCATCTGATTGAAATTTAATAGAATTGATGCCAATAACAATGCCGACGTTGTGATTACTGCTGCTATCATAATTTATCCAAATAGATCATTGAACATGTCTTTTGTGTTCATTGGTTTGTTAGATGATGAGATACTGCTCTTACCTGTTCGTGTCGAACGTTTAGGTATTGAAGCTGATGGTTTTTTATCACGATAAGCTTCATATTCCTTTCGTGATGCCATCATATCTGCTTGATGTAAGATCATTACCATGTTGGTTTTCAATTTGCTAGACTCTGATCTGGAAATGAAATATGGGCGATTACCTTCATCATATAGACCATCATGAATACGAATTGCCTGAAATTCGTTCCAGGTCATTTCAATACCATATTTCTGTAACAACCAAATGCTCAGATCTGGAACCATGGTGAATGGATTGTTCTCATTGATCTTATACATCCGACCTTGATTTTTTCTGTGCCATTCTGAGTCATTAGGTTGATAAATTTCTCCACCATCACCAGGAAATCCAATTTTACCTAGATCATGATGTACAGCTGCGAACATCAGTTCTTCTTTTGTGAAGCCATGCATATCCATTCCAGCTTTTTCATACACATCATACAACATGTTTGCAAATTCCATTACACGTAATATGTGATCCACATATCCGCCTTCAAATGCATTATGAAAATGTGATATAGATGATGCAGGAGCCAATGCCATGCGCTCGCCTAAGTCATCATAAAGTTTAGCTAAGGCATCTGCTCTGCCTGGAAACAGTTCTTTTATCTGTGATTGAAACGTTTCCCAATTCTGATGTATTTGTTCTGCTGTTAACATTTTAAATTATTTGATCAATTAAACCATAAGATAACAATTGTTCAGAAGTTAAGAACATGTCCGATTTCATGTTCTCTCTCCAGAAAGCTGCATCCTTCTTCGTCTTTTCTGCTAAGATATCATAAATGGTATTTTCCATTACTTTCACATTCTCCAGGAATGCGGATATATCTGACATTTTACCTCCTAAGAAACTTGATGTCTGATGCAACATCACTGTACTTCGTTTACTACACATTCTGGTTCCAGTTCCGCATGCTAATATAATCGCTGCTGCTGAAAATGCTTTACCACGACAAAGAGTATTCACTTTCACATCCAATTGCTCAATGTAATCAATAATACCTAAAGTAGCATAAACATCTCCACCGGGCGAATCAATCAAGATGTTAACCGGTGCTTGTTTATCTTTACGGTGTTGAAGTAAACTTCGCATACGAATTATCAGATCAGTAACACTACTGTCAGATATTTCTTCATTCATATAAATAATAGAATCTTCATAATCCAGTAATGTGCCAAGTTGATAATTCAGCGATTCATATAAATGACCGGTATCAGTATCAATCTCTTTCATAATTTTTGATGGACCGGATTCTCCGTATATATCTTTCATATCTAATTATAAGAAAAATATATCAACTATCAAAGAAAGCTTACAGCTTTTTCAACTTGCGTTGAATTCTAGATACTTTTACGTGATGAGACTTAATATCCTTTTTCAACTTTGCCTTCTTCATTGCACCTCTATGAAATGCCAATTGTTTCTGAAGCTCTAATTTTAGCTCCGCTTTCTCTTTCTTTGACAACTTCTTTTTATTGGAAGGTTTGATCTCAGTAGGTTTCATTGTACCTTTGAGTTTTGGTTGCTCAACTCCTTTATGAAATACATTACCTTCTTTATCAACAAACTCTTTCATGAATTGCCATCCTCGAGGACGTCCGGACGAAACATATCCTTTATTGATCTTCGGTTGTGGCACTGTCTTCATGGTGCATTTGTAACATAAAATTGATGTGGTATCTCCTGACACCACTGAATATCTGTTACATCGATCTTCATTCATTAGATGTGGCCAGGACCAATGTGTTTTATCAGCTATACTGTTACGGCATATCATATACCGTTCACCATCAATAATTTTAGTTTTGAACTTTATTTTCATATATTTGTTTAATACCAATAACCGCCCGATCTCCTAGATTTTTTTGGAGCCGGCTTTTCACTTTCTTCTTGTTCGATAACTTCTTCTGTTTCTTTATCCATTTTAGGCAAATCATTTGTATCTGCTTCTATCTCTACCGGTTCCTCTGTTATCACATCTGGATCTGGTTCTATAACGTTCTTATTTGGTGTCGTAACTGTTACGTTATTATTTGAACTGGGCTTACTGAAGGCTATTTCAAATGAACGGTTAGCGGCTATTACGAGCGAGATTGCTAATGGATCAAATACGAATACAATAATGAGTAGTAGTATATTCACTACCTGAGCCATTGGCTTACCAGTTATTTCTGATATGTATTTCAGTGGACCTAATTCAGCTGCTACATCAGAATCAATCTCGACATCAAATCGATCTGTTTCCAAAGTCAAAATGGTAGAATCTAGATCAGATATATCTCTTGTAAGTCTGATATAATCTGAATTTGCTATTTCTAATTGTTTTGATAACAGTTCTCTCTGATCTCCTGCTCCGTCTCTATCTACCCAACTGTATTCAATATTATTGATACCTTCATTTAATTGAGCAATTCGCTCTTCAACGCCGACTAAAGACTCTGATTTCAGATCTTTTTGTTTTTCAAAAGTCTCAATACGATTATCTATCAATGCTATTTCTTTGTCAACCATTGATGATGCATTTGCCGTCTCTTGATATGCTGCAGATAAAAAACCATAGATGCCCATGGAAGTTATCATTATCAATACAAGTGTTGCTATAGTAAGATATGCTCTCAGTAATATACTCAACTTCTTCCAGTACTGATGTAATAACGTTGCTATGATCAGCTTAGAAGCTTCAAGAGTACCAGCCATGATAATCACAGCAGTAGCAGCTCCTGCAAATAGCTTAGATAAACCAAATACTGAAAAGAATGCAGCAGAGCCTGAAATAGACAGTGCTGATATAGTGATCAGAAATGGTAATAATTTTTTCATATTAACTAGCAGTGACGCGATCAGTCACAAACTGTAACCTACGTCTGATTTCTTTCAGCCTTGATATCGCTTCTGCGCGATCTATAGGCATATTACGCTCTACAGTTTGTTGTAAAATCATAACCATGTTATCAACTTCATCAAGTCGTCTTAGTGTATTTTCTCTGTCTTTCATTGTAAACCTTTGTTTCGCTTTTAGGATAAATATGTCTGTAATGGAGAACGGCTAACTCTTTTGCCTTTGCCTCCACCACAATATCAAAGTCCATACCATATGTACGGATCTCATCATAGATATAATCAGAATGAGCTTGTTTTCTGATTTTATCAATGTTATGTTTTATTTTTGCCAATTCAGGCCACTCTTGGACTTCATTCAGACTCAAACCTTGCTTCTGAATCATTTCTTCAAAGTCACGTTGTTTCTCATGAGTTCGACATTCACTGTAATGTGTACATTGACGAACATCTGAAGGCCATGTATCAGCTGCCATCTGCAATGCCTCATATTCATCAAGACCATCTGGATGAAACATATGATGGTGATAATCGAATGTGATAGGCATACCTACAACACGATGAAACAAATCATACAACATACGTACACTGTACATACTATTCTTATCATCATTTTCAATAACTAGTCTTGCTCTACAAGCATCTGACAATCGATTGTAACCTTCAATCCATCTTACTGCAGTACCTTCATGATTGCCATATGCTCCGCCGATATGAATGTTAATCTTGTTTTCATGTGACGGCTCAAACCCCATCAGATCAAATACTTCTGAATGTCTTTCGAGGCTTGTAATACTTCTTTCTACTACATCTTGATTAGGAGAACCTAGAACGTGAAATGGTCCTGGATGTGTCGTGAGACGATGACCATGTTCTCGAGCATACTCTCCGGCCTTGAACAAAGCTTCGGACAACTCTTCATACTGAGGAAGATCTGTTAGTTCAAAATGATCGTGCCATGGGACAATTTCAGATCCTACACGGAACAAAGTTATTCTATGCTCATCATTCCATTTCAGATATTCTAACAGATCAGTGGCATTGGCAACAGCCAGTTCGCCTACTCTATGCAGATCCCAAGTTGGTTGCCAGGAGGCTTGTCTCAAAGTTCTTGATGTCGTTATTCTACCTCCTAACTTCTTAGGACGATTAGTTAAGGTCATGTTAGTACATGCATATCCTAGTCTCATACTTACTTATTATATAATAAAGATAAGAAATAATTTTCGTAATACCAAATTTAAATGGAAAAAAGATTGACTGCGGACCAATCTCATTTTAGCTGATAGAAACTTTCTTTGTAGCCTGTTCCTTAGTGTAAGGAACTTTGATGCATAATAACCCTTTGTCCAATTTGGCGTCTATCTTTTCCAAATCAAACTTTCTTGCCAGCCTCCAACCTAAGTCAAAGTTTCTGCGAGCAATACCCTTATGGATATACTCATGTGCAGGTCGATTGTCTTTACGGTATGCAACTCGTAAAGTATCTCCTTGGGTCTGTAACTCCAAGTCCTGCTTGTCAACACCCACTGCTGCAATTTCAATCTGCAGACCATCGTCTGTTTCTGAAATGTCAACTGGATGCTGAACTTTACTGTTTAATGCTGTTCTGAACTCTGTTCCGTTGTCGAAAAAATTGCGGAACATCAAATCGAATGGATGTAAATCTAATGTACTCATAATAAATCTCCTTAGATGATTTAAAAATTAAAAAATAAACAAAAAAGAAAGGTCCGCAGTACCAATCAATTTCTAATATATATCTAGTTCATGGAAATTGGTCCTCCATGTCCTACTATTTTATATGCTCTGAAAAAACGCATTGGATCATATTCTGATTTCTTTTTGTCTCGCAATCTGCTAAGCACTATACCATCAAAACACATCTTGTTAACATATCTTCTGATCAATTTCAAACTATCCGAATTCAGATAAAGTTCATCGCCATGCATGCTAATGCCCAGTATCTGATCTTCAATTTTAATAGCTGAAATAATCAATGGTTCCATACTTGATGTAGCAACTTCATCAATGAATTCTTCTTCATCGACACTAAGATGCTTTTCCACAGCATATGCCACATCATTTTTCAACAAGTCGTATACAAATTCTATCTTGTTCTGTATAGACAACTTCATATGGAAATAAAGAAAATCTTCTATGTATATAGCGTCTTTCTGCATTTAATATAAATATGTAAACAATCTGCTATTTTAACATACCCATTTTATATCGTTTCTCGGCCGTATCCTTTGCTCGATATAGAGTATCCATGATCAGATCTATTTCTCCCCTAGTCAATTCAAATACACTTTTACCGATATAGAACTTACCAAGCCTGGCATTTTCCAAATCTTGTTGATAATCTCGTTCCATAAGATTTTCATTTGTTTCAAAATCAACTGAGTTGTAAAATTTACCTCTCTTAGTTTTGCTTGGCCCCCAAGCGTACGAATTGTTTAAACGGTTTCCCATTATACTGTTTTATAAATTACTAAATAACATTGACCATCTCCTGCGCTATGGTCCAGCGCTAAAGTTTTATACTTATCTATTGCCCAGGATGTAATATCTCCAGCATTGAAACTTACAAATCCCGCAGGCAAATTATCATATTCATCAGATTGAAACATAATCACACTACCTTTGCGACAATGAGCCATCATCTGATCAATTGTATCTTTTAAAAATTGTACTGGGTCTACATCTGAATCTTCTGTATCAAATACATAATTATTAGCCCCAATATTGACACACCAATCCATGACATGTCGTTTTTTCATATTCATCCAATCTTTAGAGATAATATCAATATCATCACCATATGCAACTTTTCCGGCCTGGACGAGTTCATCTCTAAGTTCATAACCTAGATATTCACGTTCTGTCTGATATGTTGTCTCATACCATTGATTGAAATCACCGCGACCAGCTCCAAATTCTAAGACACTATCATTATGAGGCATATAACGTTGCACGTTATTATAGAAATAAAACTGCGTTTGTCTATCAGGCCAACCTACAACTTCAGTACTAGTATAGATGTCCAGTACAGGATCTGGTCCGGATGTCTGTGTTGATGTTTCATCATTATTTACTGTGGTATTGACCTCGGTAAGTTCTTTGATAGCAGGATTGGAAGCATCAAATGAAAAAACATTGTCATTTGGGTCATCGGATAATTCTACAGCATCTTTACCACGTTCTTCTAACATACGTTCAATTTCTGCCTGTTTCTGTTGTTGATCAGCGACATTGTCGAAGTTCAACATTCGTTTAACTTTTTCAAACATTTTGTTTTCTTTTTTTACGTCTTGAAATTCTTCGTTTCTTAGCTTCCAATGTGCTAAGATCCATTCTCATTGGATGAGTACGATTGAAGTTCTGAGTTGTCTTACATGCTAATGCAGCGTACTCCCATGCCTGTTCCAGATCATATGTTCCTGGGAACAGATACTCTTCTGCAATAAACACGTCATGATCCATGATACGAACCCCATCTTCAAAAGTGATGGGGCGCGCATCTGGAAATAAACGCTTTACATGTTGCTCTGATTTAAGCATGACTTCTTAAGAAGGTTAGATTGTTATGTCGTTCGATATGATTGACCAATATCTCAATATTGTTCTTGTAAACAACATCTCCGTCCTGAAGCAACTCTGTGCCTTCCGGGTAATTTGCTCTGGTATGTCCAACATTATGATTGGCCCAAAGATTGGTTGTCCCAGATCCATATTCATTCCAGGCTTCAGTCAACTTGCTGTCGATAACTGGATAATCGGGAACTCCTGCTTGACGTTTCTTGTCTACGAAAACACAGATGAAACCAGATCCATTCTCTGCACGGAGGTCATAATTATAAGCCTTATGTGCATAGCGTTCATTTGTTATGACGCCAATCTGCTTCTTACCCTGATAATCAAATACTACTTTATCATTAACTTTATAACGTACCTTCATTTACTTGATTTGAGAGTTATCAATTACTTTACCAATCTTAGATGCGCTCACTGATTTCACTTCGAAATCCATTTGAGCTCCTTCAAAATCTTTGTAAACTAACTCCTCGGCATGCGTTACAGAAGCTGCCTTTACGAGATACGTCTCATTCAACCATTTTGTGCCACCTTTCGGTCCGTCCGTGGCTACCTTGACTTTCGATATGTAATATGTCATAACCTTTTATTTGATACAATTTAAATATAAGACCTTTTTCTCAAAGAATCAAGAAAAAAGTAAAAAAAGTTTAATATTGTTTCGGGATTGGGATGGTTCTTCGACCTCCACGCTTGCGCATTGACTCTAGTTCATCTGCGACTGCAATTTCTGTTCTGATCATTGTGAGAAGAACATTATTATCTGATAGCAATGATGACATGTTCTCATAGTTCTTATATGTCATCGGACCACCTTTAGCAGCATTTTTAGCAGTGGCTAAAATACCTTCCAATCTAGTAACAATACCCAGACGCAGTGAGTTACGATCCATTGTCCCAAAACCTGGAATCTCCACATCTGGATTAACTGGGTCGAAATTTTCAGGATCTAACAATCCTCCTATCTTCTGCTCCTGAAGTACTTTGCTTACTTCTTCTTTGATAATATGTCTAAGCTGATCTTGCTTCATTGTTATGATTTTTTACTTTCTTCTACAGATGCCTTACGATAAGCAGTGACTAATTTTTTGAGTTCGCCAATTGCTTTCCGTGCTCTGACAGAAGCTGTTTTAGTTCCTTTGTTTACGAACTTTTCGTGGTTCTCTTTGAAGTCCAGATAAAATTCGTTGATTTGTTCGTATAGCTCATTTGATGTCATGACTCTTTCCTTTTATATAAATATGTTAATCAATGATATTAATTACAAATTCTTTTTGTAACTGTAATTGCAATGCTTCTTCTGTGACAACATCCATTGCCTGAAATATAAGATCGCCATCCAAATATACATC